AATCGGACATCTCGTGACAGATGGGTGGCTTGGTACGATGGTTGGTACAGAAACTGGGATAGTTCCTGCCCAGATGTCCGGTTTGTCCCCCCTCGATCTTTGCCGTTTGCTCCAGTGAAGCAGGACAGGCCAGGGCAAAGCGGACACCTGCACGGATGAGCACGGCCCCCGCTCAGATGAGCACCCTCACGTAAGGGGTAGATGGAACACGCGCGCGCGTAGGGGTACGGCTGGGGGGTACACGTACGTGGATGGATGCGGATGGATGCGGATGGACTGTCCCACACCCCCACAATCATGCACATCTGCACACTTATGCCCACATATCTGGACATAATCGGACATCTGGTCACATATATGTACACATGCTGGCCTCCTAGTACATGTCCACACACCCCCGCCCACCTGAGCGCAGCCCTGCTCATCTGAGCAGCCCAGGGGGACGAACCAGGGCAAGCCGGGGCAACTCGGACACCCGACATGTCCCACCAAATCCGGACATCGGACCCCAGGGTTGTTAACGCGCGTTCACTGGGGGGGAGTGAGTCCCCCTAAATTTCCACCATAAATAGGTGTGACGTGGCTCACACTGCCATGACAGAACCCTTGGGAACACTGGGCTGTAGGGTGCGTGACGCAGGTCACACTACAGGTCTGTCCCTGAGAGGCGAAGGGACAGGTATATATATAATGGGGTCCCCGAGATGTGTCCAGACCTACACTGGTTAAGCGAGTGATCACCGGTCAGATCAAGGTCAGGAGCCAGCCCCCTGAAGGGGCTGGTCCTCTGTGGAACATGGTTAGACATTACCCTCGCACAGCTCGGGATCATTCCTCCGACTAAGGGGTTCGGCCCTAAAGGCCGACCCCGTTCTTGAGAAGCCGCACGGCGTTTGAGTTGCCTAGATACGGAAGGTAGAACCAGGGTATGGCGACGGTGTACGTGACTGAGGACGGAAGGAAGCTGAAGAACCCGCCTCGTCAGGCCAAGCCCAGGACGAAGCAGGTCAAGGCAGCCAAGACCGACTCGAAGGTCCGCAAGGAGACCTTCATCAAGTACGTGAAGAACGGCAAGTCCATCAAGGAGGCTTGTCACGACATGGGTCTCACTGAGGCCCAGTACAAGTACCTACGTCAGAGTGATGCATCCTTCAGGGATGAGATGGACCGTCTGCGTCTGATGACGCAGAACGCCTCTGCGGCGGAGGAGAACAGGAAGAACATCCTGCCGTTCCCGGAGTGGTGCGAGGAGTACCTGGACACCAAGCTGTTCAACCACCACCTACAGTGGGTGGATGTGCTTGAGGGTCGAGACCCGAGGAACCTCCACGAGAGCCAGACCTACATCAAGGGTGAGCCCGAGTTCCTGCTGATCAACACTCCTCCCGAGCACGCCAAGAGTACGACCATCACGATGAACTACGTGACGTACCGAATCTGCCAGGACCCGAACATCCGAGTCATCATCGTCTCTCAGACACAGGAGATGGCGAAGAGGTTCCTCCGTGGCATCAAGGATCGTCTGGCCTCGGAGAACAAGAACTACCAGAAGCTTCAGATCGACTTTGGTCCAGAGGGTGGCTTCGATGATGGTGCTGCCGCCTGGACGGCGGACAGCATCTACGTGTCCAGCTCTACCCGAGACTCGGGAGAGAAGGACCCCACGGTCCAGGCCCTGGGTATCGGCGGACACATCTATGGTTCTCGTGCCGACCTCATCATCCTTGATGACTGCGTGACGGGAAAGAACGCTCATGAGTTTGAGAAGCAGATGGACTGGCTCCAGCGAGAGGTCTACAACCGTCTCAGCTATCCAGGTGGGCGTATCCTTCTGGTGGGGACGCGCCTCGCTCCAGTCGACCTTTACGGTGAGATCATCAAGGACGACTACTACGGGGAAGAGTCCAGCCCCTGGACTTATCTCACGCAGCCTGCCGTCCTGGAGTACGCTGACGATCCCAGGGACTGGATCACGCTGTGGCCTAAGACTAACCGTCCACCAGTATCCGTAGCCGGTCGCCAGCTCACGGTACAGGACGAGGATGGACTCTGGCCGATGTGGACCGGCGAGGCGCTCCGCAAGCGCCGCGCTTCCATGTCACCCAAGAACTGGTCTCTCGTCTACATGCAGGAGAGTGTGGTCGAGGACGCGATCTTCCCCGTGAAGGCGGTCACTGGATGCGTGGATGGAATGCGAGCCGCAGGTGTCATGCAGAAGGGTGCTCCCGGCCACAGGAAGAACGGCATGGACGGCCTGTACATCATCGGCGGCTTCGACCCCGCCATGACCGGACACTCGGCCGCAGTCGTGATGGGAGTCGACCGCTACACCGGAGAGCGCTGGATTCTGGACCTGTGGTCGAAGGGCAACCTGAAGCCTGATGACATCTTCGACAAGATTAAGGAACTGACCGTCAAGTACGGGATCAACGAGTGGCGCATCGAGAAGAACGCGATGAACCTCATGGTGACCCAGAACCGCGAGATCAAGCAGTTCCTCGGCAGCCGAGGCTGCCTGCTTCGTGAGCACTTCACCGGCTCCAACAAGTGGGATGCGGACTTCGGTGTCGCATCCATGTCGGTACTGTTCGAGGGCTACGAGCGTAACGAGAACCTGATCCACATTCCGTCTCGCTCCAACAGCGAGGCCACGAAGATGCTGATCGAGCAGCTAACTACCTGGGAGCCTCTGCCTCCAGGCGTCAAGACCAAGAAGAAGATCGACCTCGTGATGGCTCTCTGGTTCGCAGAGATCCGCGCACGAGAGCTGATCGGCGAGGTGGACAATGTATTCCACGTAGCCAACGAGTACCAGAGCCCTCGCGACCGCGAGCGCTCCATTACGATCGACCTGGACTACATGGCTCAGGCAAACATGACACACGGAACTGGAAGTTGGTGGGGTAACTGATGGCGGCACCTATGAGCGCTAGCAAGCTTGTCAAGATCCTGAAGGCCGAGGGCCTGAAGGTAGTCGAGGTGGGCAACTGGCGAGAGCACAACCGAAACCACAAGGGACCGTTCGGACCCATCAACGGTGTGATGATCCACCACACCGTCACGAAGGGCAGCAAGAACACGGTGGACATCTGCTACAAGGGCTACGCGGCCCTGCCGGGGCCGCTGTGCCATGGAGTGATCACCAAGGACGGGGTGGTGCACCTTATCTCCAGCGGACGAGCCAACCATGCCGGACTGGGAGATGACGACGTACTTGACGCCGTCATTGATGAGCGTGAGGCTCCGGTCGACAATGAGGCCAACACCGACGGCAATCGTCGCTTCTACGGGTTTGAGTGCGAGAACCTGGGGGACGGCAAGGACCCATGGCCCGACGTTCAGGTGGATGCGATGGTGCGCGCAAGCGCAGCCATCTGCCGCCACTATGGCTGGAACGCCAACAGCGTCATCGGTCACAAGGAGTGGCAGCCTGGCAAGATCGACCCTCGCGGCGACGACTTCGACAACATGGACTCCTTCCGTGACCGCATCGACAGGCGTCTCGGCGTGAAGCCGAGCGCTCCCAAGCCGAAGCCTGTCTACGCTCCGTTCCCCGGCAGGGGCTTCTTCCGCCTCGGGCAGAAGCATGACCTAATCACCGAGCTGGGTAAGGCGCTCGTGAGGGCCGGATGGAAGGGCTACAGGATCGGGCCAGGTCGAGAGTTCACCAGGACTGACATCAAGGCCGTCGCCTGGTTCCAGCGCAAGCAGGGCTGGACCGGGAGCGACGCTGACGGGTACCCGGGCCCGGAGACGTGGAAGCGACTGAAGGTCGCTCAGCCAAAGAAGTAAGGAGGGCACATGGCGCTGACCATCGACAAGGTCGCCCAGAAGGTGGAGAGCCTTCGTCGTGCTGCCGCAGATCGCGACCAGCGTCAGCGCGATGTTCACGATGTTCGCTCCGGCGACATCGAGACAGTGATGCCTGGGGCCATGCCTGATGCATGGCCCAAGCCGATCGTTGCCAACATGATCGACACGGCAGCTCGCGACATGGCAGAGGTCATGGGCGCGATGCCGAGCATCAACTGTGCCTCTGGCGTCATCACCACCGACAAGGCGAAGAAGTTCTCCAGCAAGCGCACCAAGATTGCCAATGCCTACGTACAGCAGAGCAAGCTGCACTCCGGGCACCAGGTGACCTTCTGCGACTACTACAACACGTTCGGCATGGCGGTCTACGTCGTCGAGCCGGACTTCGAGGACAAGGTTCCTCGCATCCGAGTGGAGTCCCCACTCGGCATCTATCCAGAGATGGACCTGTACGGCCGAGTTCGCAGCTACACCAAGGTATGGCGCGAAGAGGCAATCCACCTCGCGGCGAAGTTCCCACACCTTCTTCGCGTACTTCAGTCCAACGAGGTGGGCGGCCAGGAAGAGGCCGGATGGGCAGAGCGTGAGATCGAGGTCATCAAGTACTGTGACGCTGATCAGATCGTGATGTACCTGCCCAATCATGGTGACCACATCGTAGACATGATGCCGAACGTTCTCGGCAAGGTCTACGTCTCCATTGCGAAGCGTCCTGGCTTCGACATGGAGATCCGTGGTGCATTCGATGACGCCATCTGGGTTCAGCTAGCCAAGGCGCGCATGGCGCTCCTTGGTCTTGAGGCCACCGAGAAGAGTGTTCGCGCTCCGCTCGCCGTTCCTCGCGATGTCCAGAAGATGACGTTCGGAGATGACGCCATCATCAGGACGGACAACCCCGAGGGTGTCCGTCGTGTGGCTCTCGACGTTCCGCAGTACGCCTTCCAGGAGGGCGCAATGCTGGACAACGAGGCACGCCAGGCGATGCGTAGCCCGGAGGTTCGCTCCGGCAACATCGATGCCAGCATCATCACTGGCCGTGGAGTCCAGGCCCTCATGGGCGGATTCAACACGGTCATCACCACTGGCCAGGCAGTCATTGCCCAGGCCCTTGGCAGGGCTCTTCAGCTATGCTTCGAGATGGATGAGAAGCTGTGGCCGAACGAGAAGAAGGTGGTATCTGGTGTTGTTCAGGGGACCCCCTTCGAGGAGACGTACGTTCCGCGTAAGGACATTGCAGGCAACCATATTGCGGATGTCACCTACGGCTTCGCTGCGGGCCAGGACCCCGCACGTGCGATCGTTGCGCTTCTCCAGCTTCGCGGTGATCAGCTCGTGTCTAGGGACTTCGTTCAGCGTCAGCTTCCGATGGACCTTGACGTTGTTCAGCTCCAGACGCAGATCGACAACGAGCAGTTCACTGACGCTCTCAAGCAGGGGATCATGGCGTACATGCAGGCCATTCTTCCAATGGCGCAGCAGGGCATGGTCGATCCCGTAGACGCCCTCACTAAGATGGGTAAGCTCATCGAGGAGAGGGAGAAGGGCACTGCTGTGCACGACGCGGTGCTCAAGGTGTTCAAGCCCAAGGAGCAGGCCGCTGGTGCGGCCCAGGACCCGCTGGCCGCCCTAATGGGCGGTGGAGGCCCAGCGGCTCAAGCAGGACCCGGAGGTGCTGGTGGAGCGCCGCCAGGAAGCACCGCTCCAGGTGGTGCTGGCAACCCGCAGGGATTCGACATGATGAGTCTCCTGGCCGGTCTGACTGGTAAGGGTGAGGCAACAATGTCGGCTAGGACACAGAGGCAGACTGGTATCTGATGTGCTGGAAGTGCAAGGTTGGTGAGTACATCGTGTACTACTCCGATCCAACAAACACTCCCCGTTGCGGACGCTGCGGGGAGCTAGAGCAGGATGATCCTGCGAAGAAGAAGGCGGCCCCCAAGAGGGCCGCTTCCAAGCGAACCAAGGAGTAAGGCATGGCTTTCGAGGGCGTAAGCGCTGGAGGCGGCGAGGGAATGTTCCCTCAGCACCCTCGTTCTGGTGACTGGGAGACGCTGAAGGGTGGGACCCTGAGCCCGCACCTTCAGATGCCTCTGACCTCTTCTGCGCAGGGTGACAGCCGTCACCAGGCACCGGCAGGCGGAGGACACTGGGACAGCACTGTCATCGTCACCACCGGGATGACCCGTGGTGGCGGAACTATGGCCAAGTAAGGAGTACCGATGGACGAGAACGAGACCGTCGAGGTTGTGGAGATTCGGCCCCTGAAGCACACTGGGTGGTCCGTTCTCGTCCTCGGTGTTTCCATGGTCGCTGGCATCGCGCGTGAAGTGGCTGATGCCGCAACAAACCTGAGCATCATGGCTGCTCAGCATAATCTGCACAAGCGTGAAGAGAGCGAGTTCTACGAGGTGGTGAACGATGGCTGAGGTTTCCGGGCCCGGCAAGTTCAGCGAGCGCACTGACAAGGCAGTGTCCGCCGCCAACAACCGTCTACCCAATGCTGGGTACGGGGAGCAGGCGGACTACCAGGAGCAGAAGTCTGCCGCACCCGAGGCCAAGAGTGCTGGCGGTAATGTAGACTTCGCATCGCTGTTTGGCGACCCTGCATCCAGGGTCGTTCCACTGAACGCCCCATCTGGTCAGCCAGGAGTTCCGGTCACGGACGGAGCTGCGGCTGGAGTCGGAGCGGGCATGGAGGCTCTTGGCCTCCAGGACCAGCGTCAGGTGGATCTTGAGGGCCTTGCCCCATATCTGCCAGTCCTTGAGTTTATGGCCAACCAGCCAGGAGCTTCATGGGCTATGCGCAACATGGTCCGTAAGGTGAAGGCTCTTCAGTGAGCGAAGAGAATCTGGACTACAGCTATGGCGGCCAGTGGTTCGATGACATGGGCGCACTGGCCCTAGCTTTTGCTGACGCCCCCGTGCTGGGCGTCTCCCTCGCGCGTTCAGGAGTGTCGAGGGCTCAGGCCAACGACATGGCCAAGAACCTGCTGCGAGCGGACGTCTCTGCTTATGACGACGAACAGACGCCAGCAGAAGACGTATCCGATATGACGATGGAGGAGTAAGGTGGCTGGCACTTACGAGCCAAACGTGAAGGACATGGAGCTGCTGTCCAACGCTGTCCTTGATGGAACGATGGACGTAGACAACCTGCCCAAGAATGCACAGCTTGCCCTACAGCAGTACTGGGGAAGCGCAGGCATCGACTGGGGTAACCCAGACATGTCCAACAAGCAGATGCAGGAGCTGATCCAGCAGCGCCGCGACGCTACGGCGTCGGGCGGCTTCTTCGATTCTCCGCTGTGGAAGCCTATCGAGTGGGTTGGTTCCAAGCTGTACGCTCTGTACAGTGCCACCATTTCTCCAGTTATGTCCGCAGGCGGAATGGCCCTGCACGGCGTTGTTTACGGACGCCCTGACTACATTGGCGAGGATGGTGAGTGGGACGCCCTGAAGGACTACTGGGACATCGCTCACCACGTCTCTCCGGGTCAGACCATCTGGATGCTGGGGATGGATGATGAGGAGCTGAAGCAGCGAGGCATCCGCCCAGACCAGATGGCCGAGGACGCCAAGGCGGTTGAGGCCGGAACCTACCGAGACAAGAAGACTAAGGACGATCCATTCGGAGTCAAGACCAGGGCTCAGGAGTACTTCGGCTCCGGTGCCTCCAAGTACGTTACTGGTGCTACCGACTTTGCTGTCTCCTGGTACCTGGACCCTCTGGTTGTCGGAGGTAAGGCTGCTGGTGCAACCAAGCTGGCCACCTTCACTAAGCCGATTGCCCCCCAGGTCGAGAAGCTTTCCTCCAAGGTGGGCCCCGAGAACGCGTTCGACGCGTTCGCTCAGAAGTCAGCCTTCCAGGGCATGGTCGATCAGGTCATGAAGGTCAAGCAGACAAGCCCAGAGACTGCGGCAGTCACGCTCAGGCGTGACATGCCGACCCTGAGCAAGTCCGCCAACGGCGACAGCCTGGCCCGACTTCTGTCTCAGGCGAAGGGTGCCGACGAGGTGTCCGACATTCTGCGTGTCTCCATGGGTGATGACGCTGGACGTCTCAGCCTTGAGCTGAGGAACGCCAAGATTGGCGCTCAGGTGGGTGTGCTGACACAGAGGAACGTCATCCATGCCAACTACTACGATGCGCTGACCGACGCCCAGAAGGCGTCGCCTCGCGGTCAGAGGATCAAGGACGCCCTTGACCGACAGACCGCATACGTAGCCAAGATGAACAAGGAGTCCCGCGTCATTGACGACAAGCTGGACGCCTTCGCATCCATCGACAACATGAACTTCAACCGAGTGACCACGCCGCTCGGCATGAAGATGCGTGGATCGAAGGCCGTGCAGGAGGGCGGATTCAAGCCTGTCTCGGGTGTCAACCCGATCAGGGCTACCGCCAACCTTGTCTACAATGCCAGCGTCGGACTTCCCATCAAGGTGGTTCGTAGCTACTCGGACATCAAGCCTACGATGTACCTGGATGTCCACGGCGAGCACAGCTACAAGGAGCTGGACGCATCTCTTCGCGAGGTGCGCGGCATCACTCGTGAGCAGCGCGAGGCTTACGTCTCTCGCTACATCAATGCCACTCCGAACGAGCGCAACATGACCCTGATCCAGATGGAGCAGGACATCACCCACCGCATGGTGGATCGCTACAATGCGACTCGCGGACCAGCGGACCAGATTGACTACAGTCTGGCCGACGATCTCTACAAGGACTTCGCAGAGCGTCGTCGCAATGGTCAGGCCGCAGCCGGTCAGCAGAGGATCTATGGTACGGCAACCATGCCGGACCCAATGGACCCTACTCGCACGATCCGTGTAGCGGACGTCGAGGCGGACGGAAGCCGCATCGTTTCCACTCCGATCTTCGACACTCAGCTAGCCAACAGCCACGTGATGATGGACTTCCGCACCTTCGAGCGTGCGCTTGAGGCGCACGGCTCCACGTTCAAGAGGATCAAGTCTCGCGTTGGCGATGGCTGGTACAAGGCGAACGAGGTTGCTGACACGCTCTCCACCGTGTGGAAGTTTGCCCAGCTCTTCCGTCTCGGCTACGCGCCTCGTGCGCTGGCTGACGACTTCCTCGGACAGATTGCTCGCTTCGGCGGTCTGGCAATGGCTCAAAGGGCCATCCAGGGCGGAAGGGTGACCATGGAGGACTTCATCCGTGGCAAGTGGGCAGGTGACTCCGTGTCTGCGGCAAGGCAGACTGAGGGGATGCTGGCTCAGCACATCGATGAGCTTAGTGCATTCCAGATCGAGATCAAGGGTGAGCTGAACAGGGCACGCGCCACGGGCGCTGACCCTGCCACCATCCAGCGTCTTGAGGATGACATGGCCGACATCACGGATGAGATCGCTACAGCGAAGCTCACCCACTCGGACATGGGTAGCCTCGTGGCGTACGGCTCGCAGATGCGAGACGTCAAGGTGGGTCGTGAGGTTTTCGCCGCTCCATTCGCTGGCAAGCAGGGTGAGCTGTACAGGGACCTTGCTGCTGGTGAGCGCAACTTCTCCAACCTTATGGGCAGCCAGGCCGATTGGTACCTGAAGAAGATGCGTCGCCTGGACTGGGAGAATGTGACCGTCAGCTCCCACGGAGCTGAGAAGCACATGACTGCATGGATGCGTCACGTCAATGATCAGATCGGCCAGTCCGCCATCGGCCGTCAGGCACTGGAGGGCAAGACCGAGTCTCAGCTAGTCGACTGGATGAGGAACACTCCCGAGGGTCAGAAGTACCGCAAGGACATTGGCCTGAAGAACATGTCCGACTTCGAGCTGGCTCAGCGAGTCAAGGCTCAGGTTGACTACGTCATGGACCCGGCAATGCCAGGTATGGACGTAGCCCGCCAGGCCGTGCTTCAGGGCAAGCTGGAGAAGGAGATGCTTGATCTCGTTCCGGCTAGTGCGCGCCCGATGGTCAATGGTGAGTCCTTCCGCTATGCGGAGGGAACTTCGCCAGTGGCTCAGCTCCTGGACAAGAGCATCACTGGATGGTACAAGCTAGCCAACCAGCTTCCCGCCCAGAAGCTTCTGCGTAACCCGCTGTTCGGTCAGAGCTACAAGGCTCACCTGGCCGACCAGGTGCGCATCATGCGCGCGCAGGGTGTGACCCACATTGATGAGGGACTTCGCAAGACGCTGGAGAGTAACGCCCGCAAGGGTGCGCTTGACGACGTTAAGAAGTTTACCTTCACCATGGACCATGAGACCAAGATGGCGTACTCGATGCGCCACTTCGGTGCGTTCTTCGGGGCGCAGCAGGAGTCTTGGAACCGCTGGGCAAGGATCATCTCCGACAAGCCGGACATCCTGGCACGTGTGGCTCAGACGTACGGCGCTCCCGCTCGCGCCGGTCTGGTGACCGACCACGACGGTAACCCTGTCGACGCATCTGGATACGTGACTGACCCGGTGACTGGCGAGCGCAGGCTCGTCAAGTACTCGGACAGGCGAATGGTCATTCAGGTACCCGAGTACCTGGGTGGTAAGGGGCTGAACAAGACGCTGGGGCTGGATGAGGAGGCTTCCTTCGTCATCCCGATGTCCAGCCTTGAGCTGATCCTGAATCACGGCGACGGGGCTCTGCCCGTCGGCGCTGGTCCATACGTTCAGATCGCAGCGAACCACTTCGCCAAGGAGGACCCTAAGTTCGCTGACTGGAGTAAGAAGCTGGGAGTTCTCCCATTCGGTCCGCAGGACAGTTGGACTGACTTCATCAACCCCAATACCGGTAAGCGCCTCGGCGATGCAACCGATGACATGGGTGCGACGAAGCAGCGTGCACTGTTCTACATGATGCAGGTCGAGAACTACAAGTGGGAGATGGGTCTGCGTGACACGCAGCCCACCTGGAAGGAGCTGAAGGACAGGGCAGACCGCTGGACCATTTTCCGCACTGCGGCTGCGTGGTCCCTTCCGTTCTCCGTGAATGGACAGGACCCATACCAGTTCTTCCGTGACGAGTTCCAGCGCTACCAGAAGCTTGACCCTGACTCCGCAGACGAGAAGTTCTACGACAAGTACGGCGACTCGTTCTACCAGTTCACTCAGTCCATGAGTAAGAACAACAGCGGCCTCCGCCCAACGGCGGAGTCCGTGAAGATGAGTAAGTACTACCGCGACCTGATCGATAAGGTCGGACCGGAGTACGCGGGGCTCATCGTCGGAGACGAGGGGGATGGCGTATACTCTGAAGGCGCATACTTCTATCAGAAGACGCACTCGGCAGGCATCAGTTCCACCGCCACTCAGCGCTCCCAGATGTCCGCATCTGAGGCGTGGCAGCAGCAGAACCTGGCTCGCGGCTGGCAGCAGTACAATCAGATGATGACTGATGTGAACTCGCAGCTCTTCGATCGAGGGCTCACGTCCTTCGATGATGAAGGCGCTGAGGATCTGAAGAGCATGAAGAAGGGCATCCAGATGATGCTCACTGAGCAGTACCTGCCTGACGGCTCCGAGAATCCGTTCTACAACGAGGCGTGGGAGAAGGAGTTCAGCTCTCTCGACAAGGGCAAGTACGACCGCACCGCCTACAAGCTCCAGGAGATCGTAGACGATCCCGAGATGTGGGCCAAGTCCGTGAACGAGGATGGCACTGTCGGAATGCGTTCCGACATCTACACCCTCCGCACGTACCTGGCGTACCGTAAGGAGATGCAGAAGGCGCTTCTGATCAGGAAGCTGAACGGCGGGTCTGATGACCCGACCGCAGAGTCCAACTACGATCTGAAGAACTCGTGGGACACGTTTGTGATGAGTCTCATCGAGGCAGACACCAGGTTCTCCTGGGTGCACAGCCGGTACTTCTCTACCGACATGGGCTTCAACATGGACACCATTCTCTCCCCGGAGAGCCAGCGTACGCTGGAGGAGTCTGATGCAAGCCTGGTTGGCGAGGAGGCCACCGGATTCCAGGGAATGCCAAACATGTTCGACACGATGAGTCAGGAGGCGGAGAGTGGCGCAGCCAACACCACGTCCCTCTTCTAATGCTGCACCGCAGGACCCTTCTGTAACCAAGCGGAGGACGGCGAAGGATATTGCAGAGTCCTTCGCCGGTCTCGGCGCTACTAGCAGTAGCAAGGGTGGACAGAAGGACCCTCTCGTCTATCTAGGTCAGAAGGACCGGATGATGGGCGAGATGCGGTTCACCGCAGGGACGAGCTACTACGACAAGACCAGCAAGCTCAGCGATGTCGCCAACCAGTACTACAACTGGGACGACAAGACTAAGAACAAGTTCCTCAGCCAGCTCAATCTGGCTGGCTATGACACATCTAGTCTGAGGGACGTCCAGATTGCACAGCTCTGGGGTAACTACGCCGCCCAGGCGGCGCAGTACTACAGCCAGGGCAGGAAGCTCACCCCTTGGGACATTCTGTCCCGAGACCGCGAGCAGCGCGAGGCGTACATGAATACGCCTCGTACGGTGACACAGACGAGTACGGCCTATGACCTGTCCACCCGAGAGGACGCTCATGCGATCTTCCTTCAGGCGGCACAGTCCCTACTGGGTCGCGACCCGACGAAGGCTGAGATCGGCTCCTTCCAGAAGGCGCTGAACGCCTACGAGAAGGCCAACCCGACCGTCACCACGCAGACCTCCCACTACATGGGAGACACGCTTCAGAGCCAGTCCAGCACCACCAAGGGTGGTGTCAAGGAGGGCGCTCGCCAGCTCATGGCGGTAGAGGACATCAAGAGGGACCCGGAGTACGGAGCCTACCAGGCTGCCACTACGTACTTCGACGCGATGATGGAGATGATCGGAGGCTAAGTGGCTGTCAGCGGAGCAGACATCGCCGACTGGGCGAAGCAGTGGACCGGCACTCCCTACGTATGGGGAGGCAACTCCCTCTCCGGAGGGGTTGACTGTTCCGGTCTGGTCCAGCAGGTCTACAAGCACTTCGGCATCAACGTCAGCAGGACGACTTACTCTCAGATCGGCGAGGGTAAGTCGGTCGGCATGAATGAGCTACAGGCCGGGGACATGGTGTTCTTCGACACCAACCCCGGCGTCAAGGGTCCTGACCACGTAGGCATCTACCTGGGCGGGGGCAAGATGATTCACGCTCCCCGCCCAGGCAAGGCCGTGGAGATCGTGTCCCTCACTTCCGGCTACTACCAGAACGCCTTCATGGGTGGACGTCGAGTCCAGGGAATCCAGGGCGGCGGCAAGTCTGGGGACTGGGACCCGACCGACACGAAGAATCTCAGCCCCGAAGAGCTGGCGGCCAGGTACGGCTGGGCGTACAGCTTCCTGAAGTCCAACAAGGAACTGCGTGGACTCTTCGATGATGCGGTGAAGGATTCGTGGAGCCCGGACAAGTTCCAGGCCAAGCTGCGCAACACCGACTGGTGGAAGAAGAACTCGGACACCATGCGTAAGGCTGCACTGGAGAAGCAGACTGACCCCGCAACCTGGGAAGCCAAGCTGGCTGCGGCCAAGGTTCAGGTGGCTCAGATGGCTGCGGAGATTGGTGCAGCAATTCCCTCCAGCAAGCTCGGCAAGATTGCCGAGCAGGTGCTCAAGACTGGTCTTGACGAGGGTGGGCTGAGGAACATCCTCGGCTCGTATATCACCTTCCAGAAGGATGCTGG